TGGGAAGTCGCTGGTTGACTGGGTGAATGCAGCCGATACCAGTTGCATCTGATCCATACCATCGGTTTTGATGCCTGCACGTTTCAAGCTGTCTTCGGCTAAAGCCAGGAGCTTCTTGCCGCGCAGCGGGTTGGCTCTGATGTCCTTTTTGATGTCGGCACCAGCTACACCGGCACGCACCATAATGGCATCTGAAGCAGCAGTTCTGAACTTCTCAGTCTCATCTTCAGTGATTTCAATACGGCCTGAATCAGCAGGATTGCTCGGGGTGGCCTCTTTGCCGATATGCTCAAGCAGTTTAGCGCGAGCATCTTCAACAGATACAGCATCGTCATCGATGCAAGACTCTAGAACATCCTGAACGCCTTCACGATCAGCAAAAGGCTTGAAGGCAGAACGAATGCCCTCTTTGCGCTTTTTGTTCTTGGCCTGATACTGAGCAACAGCTTTTGCTTCAATCTCTGCTGTATCAACTTTGTTATCGACGACATCATCTTTGGTCGCCTGATTGTCATTACCTTTAGGCATAACTTTTTCCTCTTCTAAGGGTTTATGAATAGCGGCGACCTGTGCCGCCTTCGAGCTTGCTGCAACAGCAGCATGATCCAGCCCATTCGGGCCAAATTTTGACTTTTTGAAGCCTGAAGCAGCAGCTGCCATTTCTTCTTCAAAAACAGTATCGACATAACCGAAATCCTTGGCTTCACTTGCCGTGTACCAGTGATCCTGGCCATCAGTCAGTAAATCCATAATGGTTTCTTTGTCCTGGCCAGTTTTACGCATATAACTGGATGCCATGGCCTCTGCGTAGGTATCCAAAACATCCGCGTAATCGCGCAGCTCTTTGGCGTTACCTACTGCGCCGCCCCAGGGGGCATGAACCATGAACAAGGCATTCTCAGCTATTTCTACTGTGTCGCCGGCCATAGCAATCAATGAAGCTATCGAGACTGCAACACCATCAATGCGCACATTGATTTGAGCTTTATGTCGTCTTAGAGAATTGAATATGGCGATACCGTCTGAGACAGCGCCACCATAAGAGTTGATATGGACATCAATTGTATCGACATCCAGTTTTGACAGTTCTTCAGCAGTGTCTTTGGCGGTAACGCTTTCGCCCCACCAGCTATCACCAATATCACCGTAAATCAGCAATTCAGCCGAAGATTCACCCTTCGCCTTTATCTTAAAAGGTTTTGGCATATTACTTTCCTCTGAAATAAAAAAACCTGCTGAATGCAAGCTTCTAAGAATCGTCTTTATCGTTTCCGATTAAGTTTGTTTGCTCCGATCCTGATCCGCTTGTTTTGCTGGGGTCAGAATCGAATACCAGGCCTTTTTCATCAGCTTTTGTGCGCCAAGATGAAATCTGATCCATAACATCAGCCGGCTGACCACCTCTGTCACGAATAATTTGCTGTGCGCTTTTGTAGCCAGAACGCTCTAATGTCCGATTGGCGTTTGCCTCTTTAACAGGATCAATCCAAGGCATAGCTGGGCCACGAAAATCTGCGTCATACAGTGTTCTCATGTCTAAATCCCTTGGCACTCTCAACTGACCAGACAAAACCGCCATATCTATGAATTCTCGCCATGTAGGGCGTGAAAACTGACTAACGAACCAGTTGGTTAATGTCTGGTAGTTGCTAAAGCTCTCGACTAATTCTTGGCGTTGTGCTGAATAAGTGCCGTTGTAATCTTTTGACAGGCTTGAGTAGCTGCTTCCAATACCGCTGGCCACGTTGCGCGTCATTGCTTTGTGGAAATCAGACAAAAGGCCAGAAGGACGATTGCTATCAATTGTTCCAACATCCTCACCTGGGCGTAAACGATCAAATATCGTTCCCGGGTTCATCTTAAAGGTGCGCTCTGTCTCGCCGCTGGATGGTGGCGTGTAGTCCTCAAACGTGCCTCGCCTGATGTAACCAGTTAGAGCCGCTGCGACTCGGGCTGCGATTCTCTCGCTTTCTTCATAATCTTTGAGATCTTCAAGCCTTCTGATGACAGCTGTAAAGGCCGAAACGCCCCTGGCCTGATTAACTCTGTGCGTCACCTTCAAGTGCAGCATTCTGTCTGCTGAAACACGCTTTGTATCAGTAATAATTCGGTAAGAGTCGCCTGGATGCTCTTTATACAAGTGATAAGCTACTGGGCGATTCCATGCGTTACGTTCAACGCCCTGGGTAATGCCCTTATTGGTATCGCTCATGTCCATCGGCAACAAATCGGCCTCGATCAACTCAAGCGAAAACGGAACCAGAGTCCCGTGTTGAATTGATGGGCTATTGCCCTCAACAAACTGAGCCAGCAATTCACCGTCACGCAACCATGTCCTACAAGCCAGGCGTTCCATAGCTGCATAGTCGTGTTGCCAGGTTACTTCAGGCTTTTCCGACCAATCAGCCCATAATGTCAGCAGTTCCTTTGCAAAGGCTTCGTGAATATCACCTTTTTTATTTCTCGGCTGCGGCTCTCGATTAATTCCAGATGGCCCGATTATGTTATTCACTAAAACATCTAATGCGCCTTTCGCAACATCGTAATTCTGTTCCAGCTGACGCGCATATCCGCGCACATTAACACCACCTTTTCCAACAACAGTGTCACCACTACTGTTATCAACGCCTGTTTTTCGCAGTCGAGAAGGTACAGCAGCTTCATAAGCAGCCAGAGCCTGACGATATTGCTCTCTACGGTACGCCCAACGTGGAGACAGCGCCTTAATTGCAGAATCTAATACACTCATGATGAGAAATCAGCCACGCTGTATAAGCTTGAACCGCCCTGGCTTGCAGCTTTTTCAGCTTGAACCTTCAGATCCCATTCCTTGCGACCTTCGCGTATCTCTTTTAAGTTTTCTCTTGTTAGCATTCTTCCGTTTCTTTGAAAGGACTTTCCGCTCAATACTGCTTGCTCGGCAGCAATGTAAAAATCGAGCATTTCTGTTGCTGTACTCATGAGAACCAATCTCCGGTATCACCCACCCACGAATCACGACTTGCAGACGATTGATGCTGTGGTTTAATTGCTGGCTTCGGCGCTGGGCTTAATGATTTTTTCAGTTGTGAATAAACAGGGTTTAATAATCTGAGGGCGGCTAACGCCATGCCGCGAATATCCAAAGCCTCATTCCTTGGCCTTGTCTTAATCCACTCTCTTCGAGGAAATCCTTTGTGGAATTTGGTGACAACTTTTTCTGCTGTTAGCTGCTCGAAATATTCTTGAGTGTAAGTCGTCGGAAAATGGCAATAACCTGGCCCTGGTTCACTGATGCGAAGACTTGAATAAACCAACCCTTTTGCCGTATCAGCGCCAACCGTAAATAGCTTCACCGGCTTTTTCTCTTTGCCTGTACGTTTTTTTGAAGGTGCCGACACAATTGGCCTGCCTTCACCAGCTACGCCTTTGGTGGGGAAAATTCTGCGTTCTGTTTTGTACTTGCAAAAGTCGTAAACTTCATCAGTGCGGTAGCCTGAATCGATACACGCAGCAGAAATCGGCAAAACTGCGCCGCTGGAATGCTGATATGTTTTTAATAAAGCCTTATCAAGATCATCCCAAACTTGTCTTTGTGTTGTGTCGCCGTAGATCACCCGGTACTCAATACCCCACGACTCATCATCCTTGCCGTACCCAACAACCTCCATTTCAATTCGATCTTGCTGCACGTCTGCTGCACTGACCAAACACAAAACGCCTTCAGGTAATTCGTCTGATGAATACGCTTCACGCCGCGCAAGCAGTCCCGCCTCATTAACGGACTCGCCTTCTTCTTCCCATGTCTCCCCGAGCGAAGTGTTCACCCATGTTTTCAGGGTTTCAGGGTTTTTCTTGGCTTCCAGAAAGTCTGCGACCACCTCTGACCACTTTCGCCATGGTGAATACAGCTCATTAAGATGAAAACCGGCAGTTTTTACCGTTGGATTTTCTGCAATCCATTCGCCTTTGGTTAATAGCGCGAATTTATCCTTTTCTTCTATCTGTGAGCCGCAGTGCTCACATGCATAAACAACATCTTTCGGGTTTTCCTTGTCGAAAACGATTTGCGACCACTTTAAATGCTGTTTTTCATCGCAATGTGGGCATGAAACGTAATACCGGCGCTTATCGGAGGCCTCGTAGGCCATTTCGATACGACTGGCACCCTTCACTGTTGGCGTAGACGTTAGAATCATCTTTCGATTCCAGAATGTCGTGCTACGTTTCTTGGCCAGGTTGACCGGATCCCCCTCAGTTCCTGCTGATACCGGATAACGGTCTACTTCGTCGCATAAAACATCGCGTATTGGCCGAGAGGCAAGACTCGCAGGACTGTTTGCCCCAGCCATAGTGATGTGGCCACCTGGGAAAGTCTTGTGCAACATTGTGTTGCCTGTATCGCGGGAACGCGGATCCTTGATTTTCCCGCGCAATACCTCTGTGTCCCTGGCCATCGGTGCCAGGCGGTCTTTCGACCAGGTTTTAGACATTTCCAATGTCGGGTTTAACAACAACATCGGGCCAGGGTTCTGATCAATCGCATACCCTACGATGTTATTTATCAGCTCCGTTTTCCCAACCTGAGCAGAACTCATCACAACAATCGTTTCTATTACCGGGTCATTGTAGGCATCCAGAATGCCGCGCTGATAAGGTGCTTTGTCAGTTCGCCACTGTCCGGGCTCTGCGCTTGCCTCCGGGCTGAGTTTTCGATACCTGTCTGCCCACTGACTCACCGTTAGATTCGGTGGCGGCTGCATCGCTTCCAGCGTCTGTGTGAATGCCTTGATATCCATCTGGAATTCCGTCTGAGACAAGTTCTTCGAGTGCTTCATAAACCTGCTTTTTCAATACTTCCTCAATTTCATGAAGTTCTGTAGCCGCAATCGCTGCATGTGCCGCCTTTGTCGGTAAGCTCAATAGTTTCGCCCTGGCATTGGCTGAAAATGCCTGCCAAGTAGCAACAACAACCTCTCTTGGAATTAACTCTCCGCGAAGCTGGGCAACTTCAAGCTCAGTCTTATCAGCCTGGGCTTTGGCAAGCCTGCCTCGCTCTGACATCAGAATTGTCGCTTTATCGCCGCCACCTTCAACCTGATACAGAAGAGGCAGTGCGTCTTTGCTCTCGTACCGCTTTGAATTACCTTCAGCCCTTGGCTCAAGGTCTGACAAGCGTTTAGCCACCGTTTCCCGCGCCATCCCGGTCATTTCGGCGAATTTCGATATGGAAAAATAACTCATTGCTGTTGAAGCCTATGTATGTTCTACCG